TTAACTTTTAGTGCTGGCTGCTTGGGACATATATGGGTCAGATTGACCTAGCTTTTTAGCAATCTCAGCCCTATGATCAGGTCTTTCTTCCTCGATCCAACTACCATAAATTTTACGAATCATCCCCCAATCGGTATGACCCATTTGCTTAGCTAACCATATTGGTTCAGCTCCAGCCATTAACATTTGACTAGCAAAAGTATGTCTTAATTGATAAGCCGGTCGATGTGTTAATTTTGCTTTCCGTAACCATTCAGCCCACTGATGATTCATAGTTGTTAATTCAGGTCGCTTGTAAGGCTTATTGTCACGACTTAAAAATATCCTTCTTCTCATTACTTGTTTTGTTCTTTTATGCTTGAGATGTACTGTCTCGTTAACCGCTGGTAACATGTAGGAGTATTCTCGTTGCCTTTTTAATGCCTCGAAAGCTAATGGCATTAATTCAATTTTACGGATGCCTGCAGAAGTTTTAGGTGGTTTAAGTAGGCCCTTGCGATTAATATTGTATCGGACGTGCAAAGTAGCTTTTTCTAGATCAAGATCTTCCCAAGCGAGTGCTTTCATTTCACCAGGTCTTAAACCCGACCATGCCAAAAACTCGACCATATCTTTACTTTGCCTTAAATGAACAACAGATAATAACCGCGACAATTCTTCTTGAGTAAATGGGTCAACCTGATCTTCTTCTGTAGGATCTCTTTCTTGTTTAATTCTTCTAACTTTTAGGAAAGGATTAAAATCAATTCGGCCTTCTTTAACCGCTTCATCAAGCACTAGCCTAAGTGTCAGTAGATATTCGCGTACTGTTGATAGTTTTAATGTCGTTAAAGCCCGTTTACGTAATAACTCGATTTCTACGTGGGTAATTTTTTTCACGTCAAAACTAAGTAAACCATGCTTCTTAACCCAGCGTTTAGATGTACCGATTTTTGATAAACTAGAAAATGACAGCTCATCCTCTCTGAGTATCTCGTATATTTCAAAATAATCTGAGAGGGTAGTGCGTTCGGTGGCGTGATTATTGTCAGTTGGAAAATGTTTTCGCCAAAAGAAGTTAGGATCTACATCGAATAAGTTTGAAGCAATATCTAGGTTAATTGCTGATAGGCGATTTATTGCCAGTGCTATATTGTTTTCGGTGACTGTTAATCCTGTTGATTTTTTCGTATAGCGAACATTGCCAGGCAACTTGAAGTGAACTCTTAGCTTGCCGCCATGAATATTCACTCCAGTTGCTTGTTTTAATTTATCTTCAGTTTTTTTATCCATGTCATAAGTGACTTCGTAAAGCTGCAATATTGACCATTATAGTCCCTCTTTCGTCCTTCTGTCTCCAAACTTCATCTTCAGGATACTTGTGGGCTCTAATTCGTTGTCGTAATGCAGGCTGTGTTAATCCTACACGTTTTGCTGCTAAAGATAGTACAACCCACCCCTCATCACCATTGTTTGAGCGGAGTTCAATTACTGTATTCTCTAGCTCTACAACTCGTACATTTAATTTTTCTACTAATTCAAGGGCTTCTTTACCACAAACAAGTAACTGCGAAACCTGATCTATTTGAAGTGCTGCATTCATTGCCTTACTTCCTCATACTGTTAATTTTGTTAGTTAACTTGTTTGCGCATGATGTACATATATCATCCGCACAAACATGGCCATTTGACGTTGTATTTGTTTCAGCTTCAAAAATATCGAAGTTAAATCTTCTGCCACGTTTAACTTCTTTTTTGCATAGTTCACATGTGAATTTGAATTTCATTATGCCGCCAACTTATCTTGTAACTGAAGCCAATCTACAGATCTAAATCCCGACCTAAGATGTTCATAGCAGTCATCCACTAATTGTTGATGGTTTTCCAATGGAATACATCGACTTCGACCTTCTTCAAAACCTTCAGGGACACCCTTTGACAACCAAAATGTTCGAGCTGATAAGAAAGCCTCTTTTGATTGTGGTGTATTTATGAAAAATGTATGTTTTTTGTGAGCCCAAGTTACATATTTGTCTTCAATAAGGGAGCGAATGCGCTTATATGCTTGTTGCTTGCCTAACATGTCAGTTATCAATCCTCGTTCACATGTGTGAATACCTGAAGCGTTAAGGAACCATGATTCATCAACTACGCCATACCTCCCACCGACATAATTATGCAAAACACCTTTACATAGTGTTTTTAATTGATAAGTCCAGATCGCTTGAATTAGTGCTTCTTCATTGATTTTCATTACGCAGCTTCCTGAAATATTGGTTTAACAGTTAGGTATGATTGAGTTCGGTAGTACTTAACTTCCGACTCTGTGTATTTACCGGCATCAATAGTGTCAGAGGTATAGCCACTGCCATTAGATCCATAATAAAGGCCATCCTTTATCACATGGTAAAGTGGTTCATCACCGAATAATTGAGCTTTAACTGCTTTGGCTTTATCGAAGTCCATGCACTTTACAGCTCGGCTCATTGTTTTTTCTAGTTCGCGTCTGCGTATATATGTATTTTGTTTAACTCGTAAATTATCAGGTTTTTTTACATAAATTGAGCTGTTCGAAATACATGAATAATCATATTTTCCTGTAATTACATTCCAGTTCATATTTAAGTCGTAATAGGCAACACCTTTAATAAACCGACCACGATAATCTAATGCGTAAACAGGCATACCATGCTCAATAGTTACTCCATCTGCTGATTTATGGTACGAGTCAGTGATTCTTGCATGACCAAGCTCTGCTACATAATGACCGCTTGATTTAATTCTCTTTTGCACCAGGTCAAATGCTAATTTGCGTTTGCGCGGAAACTCCATAGAATTTTTACCAATAAGAACATCATAATGTTTGGTTAGGTGCTTAAGTATTTGCATTCGAACTAGGTGTGTTCTTATGCGTAACAAATAGGGCATCTTGCTTTCTTTATTAAAAATATACCGGCCACCATTTGAATTGTCAGCCTTATGATCAATAACATCTTCCCAAAATGAAAAAGTAAGGCACCTACCTGAAATATAAGATTCAAACTCAAGACCTGAATGTTCACCTTTTCTAAATCGCTCGGTCCATTTTTTGTTGAATGTTTTACCATAACTTGAGCAAGTGTCGATTTCTCCATAGGGAGTTCTAATAGCCCAGCCAAATCTTCTAAGCTTTGCACAAACACTTAATGTTACTTTCTTGAGAAAAACTTCATCACATTTATCTAACCAGATACTTAGTTCACCATCACTGATGTTGACAGTGAATTGTGGGTTTGATTTGTTCATTACGCAGCTCTCCCTAATACAATTTTTCTATCTAGATCAGCACGAACAAAATCAACGTACTCAGTAATATTAAAATGACGGGGTGAAAATTCCACGAAACAACTTGAAAAATTAACGCCTGACTTTTGCGTTTTACCATCGATATCAAGGAATGGATAACGACCATCAGGAACAAACACTCGAGCCGCTTTGTTGTTTATCAAATCCCGCCACCATCCGGTAGTACGCTCCCAAGGCAATAGCATGACGATAGTTGCGCCTAATTTACTGTAACGGTAACACTCTTCAATAAATTCAAACTTGTTATCGAATGGAGGGTTACACCACATTGCACTTTGCTTGAATGGATGACGAACTGTTTCAATATTGGCAATGTTCTTTTCAATCTGAGAAAGACGAAGCCTCCAATCTACATTAAACGCATTCTCTTCAGGACTGATAAAATTTGCACATTTAGCTGTTTCTTTTTCTGCGCAAACATCAAGAAGAAACGCATGGCCGGTTAATCTAGCTGCATGATTATTACATCGCCACGTTGTACCCCAACGATTCTTTTCGTTAGCTTTTGAGGTGCTTTTTACTAAGATAGCCATACTAACCACCCATCGCTTGTAAATCGTCAACCTGAATAGTCCAACCTTTGCTTTTAAATTTTCGAAGCATCATAGCTGCATGGTCCTTAGTCGATGTCTTAGGACGCACAGGGGCTTTACCTAGTACAATTTCACCATCTTCATCAAGAGTCATTAAACAACCGCGACCATCATCATTTAGATATAAGAAACTAATCTCTTTACCGGTCATGCCGCGAGAAGGGATTTGCATAACTTTAGGAAATAACCACAAGTGATCCCCGTTTTCGTTATATGCTTCAGTCATATCTATTTCGCGCAAACGGTAAGTGATTTCTTTTACTTCATCTTCAGCTTTAGTGATTGCATGACGATATTTTTTTACTTCGATTTTATGCTGTGTTTCAGCTGCTACATATTTTGCAGCACGTTCTTGGTAGCCTTTATTTTTATCACGAATTTTCTTAGGCGAGCCGAGTTGTTTATAAGAAGCAATAGTCAAAAGTGCGTCATTAAGTTTTGTACTCATTTGCGCTTTTTCACGATTCGCCTGTTCAAGCATCTGAATTTGCTGTGCAGCGTTATCCGTAACTTTTTGAGCTTGCTTGTTGAAATCCTTTTCTTTATCTTCAAAGGCTCGGATAGCACTTGTTAAGTTATCAACATCAGCAAGGGCAATATCTAAACGCTTGCTCATATTAGACAATTGCATTTTAAGGAAGGTGTTTTCTTGCTCAGAGGTTTTGAGTTCTTCAAGTATATCGTTATGCTCGTCAGCGTCAGCATTGTAAGCTTCGAATAATTGAGTGATTGCTAAACCAAGAGGTAAAACGTTGTTTTCTGCTTGTTCTGTTTGTTGTGCTTGCATAATTACTCCACCAAGAATTATTATGTGAATTTATGGCGCCATAAAGACGCCTACTTATTTACGCTGCTTTTAAAACTTGTCTTGAACCATTGTGACCAGGTTCCGAAATAACATCGTTAGCCTCGAGCTGTTCAACTAGCCTAGCTGCTCGGTTGTAGCCAATACGAAACTTACGTTGGATGCTTGATATTGATACCCTGCGACTTTCAAGGATAAATGCTTCAGCTTCGTCGTATAGAGAGTCCTGCTCGTCATCTTCAGCTATTTCCTTGAGCTTTATCACTTCGTGACTACCTTCTAAGTAATCAGTGGCTTTTACGTTAAATTCGCTGAGTAAATCGTAAATAAACCTATTCAATTCACCAGACATGAGCGCAAAGTCTGCATCAAGTTTCGCTATAACATCATCACTATCAATATCATCGTTTTGCTCATGAATAACATCGAAGAACTTAAGGCGTTTAATAGATAAATCATCGTTAAGAATGAAGGACATTGATTCATCCCATTCAAGCGCAACTTTTACAACGTACTTATCAGCATCTAAATGCTTTTTGATTTCTTCACTTGCTAGGTCTTGGTTTTTAGCACGAATAATTGCACCATCATCACCAAGTGCATGAAGTTCAGCTTCCATTCCTAACGTGAATTTATCGCCAATACTCTTATCACTTAACCACTCTGTCATGAGTTCGTCAGGGGCTTTTTCAGGCGAAACACTTGTTACTGGTAATGTGCCAATGACTTTACGAAGTAGGGCGAGTAAATCTTCTGCTTTACCGCGGCTACTTGAATTAACAACAATGATGTTTTGTTCGGGGCATATATAAGCATGAGTATCAACAACGCGAGAGAATGCGCGGGGTAACAGCTCAAAAACAATATCTTCTTTAAATTGTTCTCGTTCTTTTTTAGTTGCACTGCGACCCTGTTCAACTTCAAGCAATTCAACTTTAGCTTCAATCATATCTTTGATAACCGGAGCAGGAATTATTTTCTCTTCCTTTCTAGCACATATAAGCATGCTGCCATTTGATTCATGAACAGTTGAATGGCCATGCTTACCTAGTGCATTAACCCAACCAAAATGGGATTGTTCAGTTGAGCCACAAGGTGTAAATAAATGTTCAGATAGGTGCTGCTCAAGTTGCTCTACTGTTAAAGTAAATTGACGAGTAAAAGCGAAAAAATAGATATTGTTAAACCACATAGTTATTACCTTTTATTATAAATTAAGCTGCCTCTGCAGCTTGTTGGTGCTCTTCATGAAGAGGTATCCATTTCATTAATGGCTTACCCGTTGCTTTACTGATCACTGCATAAGCTTCAGCATTTAGTTTTGGGACTTTTTTCATAATTGAGATATCACAAAAATTAGACTTGTCATCTCTCATCATTTCGAAAGCTTCTATGGCAATTTTTGGGGTACTAAATTCATGTGTACAACGCATTGGCTTCATATCAGAAAATGTTTCATCAATGTATTTATCAACCAGCGCTTGCTTTTCAGTTTGCGAAGCTTTATTCATTTTAACGAGCTCTTGGCTGATATCGCTTTTGTCATTCATCATTAGCTTATCCACCGTTTTTTTTGCTGCTTGTCGGCTTTTTCCGAAAATACTAAACATGATTATTACCTCCCGTTAGGGGCGGCAACTGCTGGAGAGAATCACAGCTGCCGCATTTGGTGGAACTGGTTGAATGACAAGTCACTATAAATTTCATTAGAGAGCTCCTTGCATGGCGTTTTCAGCAGGTACTATTGCGTATAAATCTTGAAGCAACGCCTTTAGTTTTAAATTAGCGTCATGCTGTTCCAAATCGATAGCTCGATTGATGTGATGACCAATGCAGATAACGCAGAAAAAGTTTAATTGGAATGAGCTTCCTATATTCATACCAGCGCGGTTACCTGCTGATATAGCCATAGAAATGGTGTCCAATACCTTATTAACGTTTGCAGTATTTGTATGCATAATGTACTCTCCGTTTGTCAGCCCGATAACGTTTGTTATCGGTGGTTAATGGCCGCTACTCCACCAAGAACTGCGGCCGTTTTCTTAATGGCTAATAGAATCAGCCATCTTTTGAATTTTCTCTTCTGCTATACCTCTAACAAGTAACCTCAGCTCACTCATTGCGAATAAATCACCTGTGATTAGCTTGTAAAGAATAGGGATAATCAACTCGTTTTGACTTACTGAAATCAATATATCGTCAAGTTCAATTTCACCAAAAGTGCTATCACCTAATCCGTTAATGATTAATTCATTAATTGCACGTTCATTAATTAATTCAATCGTGTTTATTTTGTTATCTGCGTAAGCGTTGATTGAAACTTGTTCTGTAACAAAATAATTCATGATAATCATCCCTTTATAGTTAATAAACTGTTAATGTTTATGCTTGTTTTATGTGTTTTTTTGTTCTTATGGGATTTAATATAGATTAACTGACTCACATATGCAACAATTAAATGAATCACATGTGATCTATTTTAGCTTAACTAGATCTTTGATGGACTAGAGTGAGGATATTTTGTAATATGTGATTTAGTTATATTTATTTTATTAACACTCAATTAGCTAATTGAACTTAATAACCCAATAATTAGATAAGGAATAAAAATGCAAGTACAAAGTTCTGAAGTCGGTACAAAACCGACAACGACTAACATTGCTCGACCGGTTAGTGAGAGCGCAACAGAAAATGAAGAAGTATCTACTGAACAAGTAGTTACAAGCAACACTGACAATGTTACATTATCAGCAGAAGCAATTGCTTTGTCTGAACAATCCGCGGCGGATGATAATGGTGGTGATGGTAATGGTGAGCTACCTGAACGACCACCTAAGAAACCACCAGAAACGGAAACACCGTAAAATTTAATCATGGACAGGTAAAATGGAATTTAGCTTAGTAAGTTTATTTGGTTATACAATGGATAACTGGTTTATTTGTTTTGGTATCTTAGGCGTGGCATTAAGCGCCCATATCAAAAGAGATAGGATGATTATTTTTGCTGTTACCTTATGTTCAATAATGGGTCATTTCATCAGTCCTTATTTTTATGGTATGGGTGATGCTTGGAAATATTGGGGGTTATTTGGCTCATCAATTGGCTTCATAAAATTAGCATGTATTATTTTTCTAATTAAAATGAACCCTTTATATCGTACAAAACTCGCTGAGTGGCTAGGTTTTATTTATATCTTTCAGGTGGGATTTCACGGCTTAAATCATCTTGATTATGCCGTTCTTAGGACCGATTACTTGACAGTCCCGTTATTCTCTATTGAGTTGTTCGGGGAATCTATCAAATACAATGCTTATAAAGTGGTAGTTCAATCTTTAAATGGTATGGCATTGCTTTCAATATATGGAAATTGGTTTTTAAAACTATTAAATCACGGAGAAAATAATGGAGATTGTCAGTCTAATTCTGATAGTAGTTCTTTTTACGCTCGGACTCGCAGCATATAAGATTGTTGTAGTATCACCAAGGCAAAAACAAGAAAAATTAACAGAAAAGTTACATTGCTGGGTGAAAAGTTTTGATAAATTAGATTCATTGCAAGATAGAGAGAAACGCGCCCTCTGCTTACATGAATTATTAGTTGAACGTCGAGTTTTACTTAAAGAGTTAAACGAAGATGTTGATTTGAAAGCCCTGATGCATGAGTTAAATTGTATTGAGGTGTAATTTAATTGTTGCGATATCGACAATATCGCAACGTTAATTTTTAATTGTCTTTCTTTCTTCTAGCTATAGTTCTATAACCACTCACTGACATCTTTATAAACTGCCCTACATCAAAACTACCCGAGTTATCAGCTAGTACAGTGTATGCATCTTGTGCACAGTCAATTAAGATAGAATGATCAATATCATAATATTTTGCTATCGCGTTTCCGTCGGTATCGAACCCCTGAGCGCTATATAAATAAAAATAATCCTCTGAAGCTAGATGTAAACCAGAGGCGATCTTTATTAATGTACTTCCTGAACTGTCGGATGCTGCAGTCATAACCCGCTGTATTTGAGCTTTGCTTAACGACAAATCTTTTTCGGACACAAGAAGACTTAAAGCTTGTGCATTTTTTATGTTATGCACATCCATAAGCTGTTCTACATTCATCTGTAAAATCAATTTTGGGATGTCATCAACTAGATCAGCTGGCATTTTACTAGCAACTTTTCTAGGTAGTGTCGAAAAAAGTGTATCGATCCAATTTTTCATTCTTGCTTATGCGCTCTATTTACGTTAAATTGACTCATATGTGAGTTAATTGAACAAATTATTAACTAGTTAAATGGTAGCAGATATGAAACAAAAGTCACGCATTAAAGCTCTAGCTGATTCAGAGATGATTAATCTTCAAGAACGATTGCGGGATCTTCCTTATGGGGGGTTAGCAAAGTTAAGCCAGTTGACCGGAATTGGTAAGGCCTCACTTTCACGATTCAGAAATGGAAAGGTTATAGGTTCGGATAAATTCAAAGTGATTGAAGTTGCTATGAGAGATGAATCTATGAGGGATAAAGCTGCTTAATCAACCGAAAATAACAATAAATGAGGACCTGTATGAACTTATCTTTAAATGAAATTGAAGTAATGAACGAACTTCAAAGAGAATACCCGAAACAATCCAGCATAAAGAAACTGATGGTAGTAACTAAGCGTGACCGAAGTGTGATTAAAAACGCTTTGGTAGGGCTTAAAACGTTAAACCTTGCCTCTACAACTGATAAGGGCGAAGTATATCTATTGAAAGCCGGCAAAGAACATTTAGGTTTAAATTCCACAGGGAATTCTCTGGCAAAAATATCCGTTTCCACAAAAACGAGTTCATTAACGCTTGCGTCTTCTTCACCAGGTAAAGAAATTCAAAACAAGTCTGATTCAATCGAACAAGCTTTTATTGATTTAGAAAATAAACTTAATCAAAAGCCTGTTTCCATTGAAGATCTAGGCCTTAAACTGAACGTTCTAAAGCGTTTGTCTGTCGTGTTGGCTGATGATATCGGTGAAGTATTAACGTCGATTTCTAGCGATTTATCAAGCATGAACACGCAAGTTGAGGTCGCATGAAGGTATCTATCTTAGCAAGTGCAATAAGACCCGCTTTATCAGGACCATTTTTTGAAAAGAAAGTTGAAATAGAAGAAGAGTAAAGGTGTCTGGTGTTTTACCACCAGACGAGCATAAAAAAACCGCTTCAATCCGACCAAAGATTTGAAAAGCGGTTAATTCACAACGAGGTCAGTATGACAAACAATGCAGAAATAATCAACTTCCCAAAAAGGGAACAAGTAGAGTCTAATCATGGGCGTGAATACGTGAAAGCAGATATTGATAATGGCTACTATCGTGTTGCCAATGAAATAGGTGTTGCGCTTTGTAAAACTCATTTAAATGATAGTGAAGGGCGATTTGTTCACACTGTTATGCTTAAAACGTTTGGCTGGAATAAAATGCTTGATTGGATTTGTTACGAGCAAATCTCAGAGCTTACAGAAATTAGTGTCGATAACATAAGTAAAATAAAGAAACGTTTAGTACAGCGAAACATTGTAATTACTCAAGGTAAGAAAATAGGTATAAATCCTATTGTCTCAGAATGGCAACTTAAGTCTATTCAGACCCAAAACAAATCTAAAAAAATAAGTCTATCTAGACCCTTGAATAAGTCTATCCAGACCCTTGCACCTATCCAAACACACATAAATTCTAGTCTATCTGAACCCATACAAAAGAAAGACACTATTACAAAAGACACTATTACAACAGACATCAACGAAAAACCTTCTTCTTCACGAATTAAAAAACCTGAACAGTTCAAAAAATTCTTTAAGCAATATCCATCTCATCGAAAGGGCGGTACCGACTCTCAAGCATGGAAAGTATGGAAGTCTGAGAATATTGATGAGTCAGAAGGTCAGAAGGTACTCGATTGGCTTACTGTTGCTGCACAGAATGATTCTGACTGGCAGACAGAAGCGCGAGGACAGTTTGTTTTAGGGATCACAAAATTTATACGTGATAAAAAATGGTTAACACCTATCCCTCAAGCTAAAAGTCAATCAAACGGAAAAAACCAACCGAGTGTGAACGAACACAATTCTCAAGTTATGGATGAATGGCTTGCAAGCAAGCAGAAGCCAGCGGAGGTGATTCATCATGAAAAATAACGATATGGAATTGTTTATTGAGTTACTTACTGGCGCTTTAGAGGTTTATGGTCAACGCACTAGCAAACTGGTTGTTAACGTTTGGTGGAATGCATTAGAAAAATATGAATTCAGTGTGGTTAGCAAAGCATTTAGTGATCACATTGTTGATCCTGATGTAGGTCAGTTCCCACCTAAACCTGCAAATATTATTAGAAACATCGATGGTAGTCGTGAAACTCGCGCAATGCTTGCGTGGGCTAAGGTCCATAAAGCCATTGGTTCAGTTGGTGGCGGGGCAACAGTTTGCTTCGACGATAGATACATTCACGCAACCATTGCTGATATGGGGGGATGGTCAAAGCTTTGTTTAGTGGATGAAGCTGAATCACCTTTCAAAGCACGTGAATTTGAAAAACGTTACAACAGCCATGCAAAACATGGTGTAAAGGAATTCCCTCGCAAGCTTATTGGTAATTACGAAGCCAATAATTTAGCTCAAGGTTTTATGCATTTTATCAGTGCTCCGGTCACCATTGGTAATATTGAAGATTGCCGAAATGTTTATAGGCTTGGTTCAGATAACTCAAGTTTGATTAACAAGGAGCCCTTGGCGGTGTTGCATCATGCCTCAAAATCCATTCAACTCGAATCAAAGGAAGCATCTTAATGTTTTATGAAACGTCATTCTTATTATTGGCCATTTTAATTACTTCTGTAGTTACTCGTCATTCTACTGTTCAAGAGTACAAGCAAAGTATGTTTGCTATGAATAGTTATACGGACAGAGCATTAAAGCGAAAAATTCTTGTAGCGAAATTATTAATAATTTTTTTGTCTTTTATGGTGCTTGTTCTCTGGTCAAAACTACCTGTGATTAATTAGAAGCAGAGCAAGTTATCGATTAGTTTTATGTTAGATAGAGGAATGTTAATTGTTATTAGTTCACGCAAAAATTACTGATACTTCAATAGCTGCACATGTACCGTTAGCGGTGGATCGGTTGCGAGACAATTTGAACCCGTTAATTCAATTCAGGTTCAGCAGTAATAGAGCAAAAGGCTCTTGGTTTATATACCACAAGAGCTGGAAAAAAGTCGGTGAATGGCCACAAAGCAAAACCCGAGATGTAAGGAATGGTTTTGGCGCTTTATTAGCAAAATTACAGGACAAGCAAGAAGCAAAAGTTACTAAAGACTGCTTTGTTTTCGTGAGCGATTTACTTACCTGGTATAACGAACGTATGGAAGGAAATGCGAATTTAAGCACTCAACGAAAAAAAGATATTAAAAGTTCTGTTAAGTGCCATTTGCAATTTAGGCTAGGTAACGTAGAAATTGCAGATATCGATAAAAATTTAATTGATAAGCGCTTTATGTGGCCATTGCAAAAAGTATTAGCAAAAAGCTCAGTGGTTAAAAAGTTTCATATGCTTAAAGCCGCTTTTACGGATGCTTATGACTTAGATTTATTGCCAATTCATCCTATGGCCACAATGAAAGTTTCAGACTTTGGTGATTTTTCGGAAGATCCTAAAGAGTCTCTTTTAAAGCCTCGAATGGTCCCCGCTTTACTTGATGAGATGCAAGAGCAGAAAGTTTACATACGGGTTATTTGCATGCTTATGCTGAGTTTAGGTACACGAATTGGAGAAACCATTTTAGCGAAGTGGCGTCACTTTAATTTGTCGTTTGATCCTGCTTGGGATATCCCCAGAAAAGATACTAAAACAAAACAAGAAATCACCATTCATTTACCACCTGAAGTAGTTTCGTTATTAGTTGAATGGAAAGCTTATCAACGAAAGTGTAAATACCAAGGCGTATATTTATTCCCTCATTTAAGTGATAGCAAACTTAGTATTCCATACGAAACGGTTAGGCGTGAAATTCATTTATTTAGTGTCGGTGAATGGCATTCTCATGATTTACGAAAGTGTGCTCGTATATGTTGGGAGGAGCAAGGTGTTGATGGATTAGTTGCTGAACGAATGCTAAATCATGAGCTTGGCAAAACAACTCGAGCATATACAGGTAAGGCTTACGATTTAAGATTAAAGGCTTTAGTAGGTCATTGTGACTGGTTAGTGAAGCAAAAAGAAAACTGTTTTTTACTTGGTCTAGACGTGGTTCAGCCCAAGCAGTGCGAACAGTAAGAAAGTATGTGTATCAAGGTTTCGTCTGGGTGTTTAGTGGTATCACTAACTGGAATATTTTAATAGGTATTTATAGGGCTATATGACTGGATTTATTAATACTTCTAAGTTTGCTCCCAAGTCACCTGAAGACGAAAAAAAGCAAAACTGGCACCGACTGGATTGTTTAACCAAACATAAGTTAGCGACTGAACAAGATAGTAAAAAATTGAAAGAGTGGTTTGAACAACAAGACTCAGAATGGCGAGAGCTACGTCAAAAACTTTTTAATAAACGATTAGTTAATATAAGTAACAGGGGAAAGTATGATTATTTGCGATATTGATGGGTGCATTTTTGACAATATACATCGGGCTCACCTAATACCAGAAAACAGAGGTCACACACCTAGCTGGTCTGTTTTTAATAAAGCATGCGGTGGTGATCGTCCAGTATTGCCAATAATCAATCTTGTTAAGTATCAGGCTAAAATGGCTGCTCATGATCTTCACCGAAAAATAACCTTCGTTACTTCACGAGCTGAAGACTCAAGAAGAGAAACAGCTCTGCAGTTAGCAGCGTATTTTATTGCTTACGATTGCACTTTGATTATGCGGAAAATGAATGATCACCGCTCAACTGTTGATTATAAGCGTGAAAAATTCAATGAATTAAGCGGACAGATAACTGAAGGGTCACTAATTATAGATGATCACCCTGGTATTATAAAAATGGTAGGAATTAATTTCCCTCAAGCTCAGCGTTTATTAGTGCAGAGTTTTGATTGTACTGTTCTTGGGCGTGAGGTTGCAGCTTAATGGTACGAGGTGGTCAATTAATTAAACTCGCCAGAGAAGCAAGGGGGATGACTCAACAGGATGTAGCTGAAGCTCTTAGTCCTGACGGATGTGCGAGAACGGTAAGCCGGTGGGAAACATTCAAAAGTGAACCCCGTTTTTGCGATGTACTAAATGTAATTGAAACTATTTGCAAAATGTCTATTTCAGAGGTTGAGGAACTGCTTTATGAGAACAATAAAAGATGTGCGCTTTGAGCTCAAGCAATGGGGCAACTTTTGGTGTAGACAAGAGGTTGGTCAAGGATACGCCAGCAAATCGAATGTAGATCAATTAAGAGAAACTTTAGAAACAGGCTGTTCTATACAGGGAACAGGTCACCTGGTGAATGGTTCAGATAGTATATTTGTACCTGAACATATAGCGACAACCGATAAGTTACTAGAGTTACTTCCTCAAAAATGCAAAATAGCCGTTAGGCAGCGTTATATCAATAAGGGAAAGATCATTTATTTTACTAACAAAAAAGATTTCTTATTTTGGGTGGGGAAAGCAGAGCGAGAATTGATGTAGTTTTATTTAACTATGTTGTGATATTTGTTAAGTTAAAGAAAAAAAAGGATTTTAAAATGAATAATAACAAAATAACTCTGATTTGCTTGTCTTTGTTTATATTACTGGTTGGGTGTTTTAATAACGAAAACTCAAAACCTATCTTTTCTAATAATGAAGAATTGGTTTTATATTTCCATCAACATGGCGGTTATGAATATATTTCCGATGAAGATAAGGCTGTCTACAGTAAGCTTGATTTTGATAAAGAATGGAGTGTATCCGACAAATTAATTTCAGGTCCAACTTCAAAGTATTTTAAGTTAGAAAAACATCTATATAGCTTAAGAGTATTTAAAGCCAAATCTTCCACATCTGAAGAAATCGTAATAGAAACATTTTTTCCAAAAAGTTTAACTTTGTTTTATGGCCTGAAGTTTAACAACAAAGATGATGTTGAAAAATTGGATAATTTACTCAGTTACTATAATTCAGCAGACTTTAACAATAATGACCTTGAGTTCAAATCTTCAGAAAAATCTTACCGAATCAATGAAACGGGGATTTACCTCGATTTAAATGCTCATAAAAAGCGGCAGCAAAACCGAAGAAAAATATCAAAGTTAGTAAAAACAATAAACGAAGAACTTGAAATTCCTGATAGCTTTTTTTTAGCGGGTCAAAAGAGTTCCCAGAATGAGTTTGATACTTTCCTATCACAGGTTGTTGGCGTAGAAGAAAAGTTAGAAAGACTTAGAACTATAAAAGAAAAAATTCAAAGATTGGATCCTGATTACTTTACGGTTCTTATTGATAACGATATAAAAGCATTTTCAAAAGCACTAATTGTTAATAAAACCTTTATAGATTTAAAGCAAAATCTAGAGTTTAGTGATATTGAAATAGCTAAATCAACAAGAGGGAAAATGTCTGTGTTTGGTGGCTTTACTTACAAAGGAAAGAGTAAAATCAATGCGGCATATTGTTTAGTTAAATTCTTAAATGAAAGTGGTGAAATTATAGGTCAGCAAGAGATGAGCTTAGCCTCAAATCTTTTTGAGGGAATGAGGGGGAGTGTTGGCTTTTCTATAGAAGATAGTTATGTAGCTTCATTGGCTAAATCAGTCATATTGGAACCATCAAGAGTGCTTGTGTTTTAATATATTTTCACCACTAGACATAATTGTCCTTTTTATACCCCTAAAAAAGGGTATTATTTTGCTATTGTTGTTAGAACCTCGCCACTTAAGCGGGGTTTTTTTATGCCTGAGATAAAGTCATGCCAGCTTACGGAAATACATCTGATGAACGTTTAAGTACTTGCCATCGAGATCTGCAGTTAATATTTCGTACAGTTATTGAAACTTACGACAATTCCATATTCTGCGGACACCGTAAAGAAAAAGCACAAAACCAAGCATTTGACGATGGGCTATCTCAAGTTAGATTCCCTAACTCTCGTCACAATGTATTACCGTCAATGGCAGTTGACGCAGGCCCTTACTTTGTAGATTTAAGAAATACTGACTGGGATGATCACAAGGCATTTGCTTTGTTTGCCGGTTACGTAAAACGAGTTGCAGAAGAATTGCTTAAAAAGAAACTGATAACCCATCGTTTACGGTGGGGTGGTGACTGGGATGGTGATGGCAGAACTGCAGATGAGCGCTTTATTGATTTACCACACTATGAGTTGATCCCAGTATGAATATTGTGACTAGTTTTTTTTCTTCTTTAGTATCTCCAATCGCCAAAGTATTCACCAAGCGTGAAGAGCGAAAAACGGTAAAGACTCAAGTTGAAGGTAAAATTGCTTTAGCTAAAACAAATAATGAAAAAGAAATAACGCTTACAGATCAAGAATGGGAAGCCATCTCAGTAAGTAAGCAAGATACTACTTGGAAAGATGAGTATGTCACTGTTATTGGTACAAGCCCTTACGTTTTAATAATTTTAGGGGCGGTACTTGCTGCTTTTGGTAAACCTGAATTACTAGCCGGTGCAACTTCAGCTATCAGTGAACTGAATGAAATTGGTGTAGATGTTGGGCATATTACTGAGGTTGTTGTATACGCAGCTCTTGGATTGAAGTTATGGAGAAGTAAATAGTGAGTTCAAATGAACAATACATTCCACACAAATTAAGCCAGTTTGAAAAAGCAACCACGGGCATTGTGGCAACCTTAATGACCTCCCTACTTATTTGGGTTGGTGTTAGCGTTAACGAGCAAAAAATTCAACAAACGGCAACTCAAGAAAGACTGATCGCTTTATCAGTTATCGTTATAAAAGTTCAAAAAGGCATTGAGGATGCGGTCCCAGCTAGAAATGCATTGATCACTGCAAATGCATTATTGAATCAGCGAGTTGGCTCTTTAGAAAAAGAAGTTAGCACAATGAAAATTGATATTAACACCCTTGAAAGTGGGCATTAGTTGGCCTTACCAATCGAAGTAACAAGGAATTGTTTTCAGGAGTGTGCCGAATGGAACATTTTAGGTTTGGCGAATGGTCATTTGAAATAAAGCAGATTAAAGCAAGGAAAGTTAGCAAGTTTGGTGAAAACTTCACGGCCGTTGTTGATATTAATATTGCTGATGGTTTACCTCACCTTGAAGCGTGGTTGAATATCGATGGTAATGTCAAACATTCAGACTATAAATCAATAAGTAAACTATTGGTCCACTTAGGTTTTTCTAAGTTTTCCTTTCGTCGTGCTAAAGACAGTGAATTTAAAGTTAAAGTGAAAAACCTATGAATGATTTAATAGTTAAACGCATTGGCCCCAATAGATGGGAATTAGCTGAATCTTGGCAAACGCCTAGTGTATTCGTCCCTAAAGGTTTTGTAACAGATGGCGCGAGTGTTCCTCGCTTGTTTTGGTGGTTTGCTAGCCCATCAGGTGATTTATTTGAAGCTTCCGTTGTTCATGATTACTTATATAAAAATGCGTTAAAGACAAAAGCTATAGCAGATAAGAAGTTTTTTGAAACAGCTATGCGTTATAAAACTAATAAACTTAGAGCTCATGTTGCTTACTTTTTCGTGCGAATGTTTGGCAAAGGCAGTTATAAATAATAATTATGACTATTACAACAAACAGCAGGGCAATAATAATACTTAGAATGCCAAAACCGAACAAGCCGCTTGCTTATGTTGAAGCGATACTACCTGCAGAACAATATATAGGTAAAAACGTCAACAAAAGTAATGGCTCTTATGCTGCAATATACGTTCCTGACTTACCTCTAACTTTAGAGGATGAATTACTTAATCGCACTAAGAAATTAAAGGTTCCGGCTTTAGACGACCCAATGTATTTGGCCTTAGTTAGCACTGATGAATTTATCGGAAATATTACGGTAAATACTACAACGCTATTAACTTATGTTGGCTTAGTCTAATGAGTGTGTATAAAGCGGGGTTAGGTTGGGCAGGGGCCGAAGATTACGCGACCCCTGCATTATGTGTTACTGACCGAGCAGGGGTAGACACAGACGATATTATTATATTATGCAGAGGTTACTTAGGTCGTAACAATGTTATTACTGGCTTTCACCCGTTTAATATCCTTATATACTCAGAAGGGGTTTTGTATGATGGGAGTAACAGTGATGATTTAGCGTATTTTTCGGGCGTACTGGTAGACACAGCATCACCATTGACCCTACGGAACTTCTCAAGTAATAATGATGGTAATGGGTATGACACTCCCCTTACTTTAGGTCTGAATGCGCTCAATGCAACAATAGAAGATTTTCACACGATACGTACCAAGCTTATTGCACATTACCCTACAGCCCGCATTGACTCTAACTCTTTAACTAATACTGTTCGAAGAGGTATTGTTGACGCGAATAATATGGGGACAGGCTTAGACCACAAATACGATGATAAGTGTAATTTATCAGCTATCACAGAATTAAACTCTCTTAACAAAGGTATCACTGGCTCAAGTAAAGCGAGTTGTAGTGACTCGTTATCTGTAAATAACACAGGCGACGATTTTGCGGCTTTTTCGTCTATAACAAACTGTGCATCAGAAGATTTAACGGGTAATATTACAGGCTACAGTCTGGGCGATATGGTTAACCCTGCTAACAAGAATTATCAAGTAAAAGCAATTAGTTCGGCACATGCGTTGAAAATAGGCGCATTTTTTGAAGCCTCAGCTGTGGCGCCAATTAACTTATCAAGAACAATCGTTCAACAATTTAACAAAGGCATAAACGGCCAATTAAACCAAGTTCATAACCTTGCCGTGAGTGCAGCCAGACAATTCAATAAGGCGCTGACAGGTAATATCCAACAGACTCATGATTTATTGTTATCATCGGCTCAACAAGTACATAAATCTAATGTAGGCGAGGTATCTCAAATACACTTACTTGGCTTAGCTATAGCACAGCAAGTAAACAAAGCGACCAGACCAAGCATTGGCACAGTACATCAACTGGATGTGGTTGCAGCTAAGCAAATAAATAAAGCGACTAAGTCATCTATTGGCAAAGTACATCAGTTAGGTGTTGTTACAGCTCAGCAGTTCAATAAAGCGCTAAAGTTAACTGTTGGCCAAGTGCATGGTTTGTTGTCAACGATAACAGAGCAAAAGCACAAAGCGGTATTGCTTGAGGTCCTGCAAGGGCTAAAGCTTGAAATCGCGATAGCAAAGCAGAAAAATGAAAGTGTTAATAATTTTGTCATTCAAGTTCATGAATTAGATGCATCGATAGCTGAGCAATTTAACCAGGCAATACCAGGTTATCTAGTCAGTAGCTTAATCGAAGACATTGACCCTCAAAAATCAGTTTTAATCAGTGTTACGCCAGAAAGTATCTTGGTAAGTAATACACCTTCATCAGCATTACATTAGGAATTATTATGGGCGTTTTATATTCGCATCCGGACGTTTTAGATAAAGGTCCAGCAGAACTTTTAAAAGTAAATCAAGTTGCAGTACTTAAAGCTTATGCAGTAGCAGACGCACATGGAGTGGCACTGGCTACTCCAAACACTGTACTGACTGAAGTGATCACAGGTGGTGATATGTCATTATCTAATCATGATGCACATGATCGTAAGTGGCAATGTAATGGCAAGGCCGGAGTTGCGGCTCTTATCGCGACATTAGACACCGATGATTTGCATATTGCTTATATCGATACAACGACATCAAGAGTGTTGTTTGTCACTGATGAAATCACTGATCAAGTAATTACTTTAGGTAATCCAGTGGATGTACCTGCAGGTGAATATCGTAGCTTACAGCCAACAGCGGTAGCGTGATGAGTGCTAATGAAATTTATTTTAAGGGCCATGATAATGTAATCAATCTGCAGTATATCTATGATGGCTTAGCTTATGAGTTTCTAGATCAAGGCGCGATAGATTTACATATCATCCTGAAAAGCAAAACATCCGATACCACGTACACCAAGACCAAGCTGTTAAACGCTGGTGTTGTAGTCTTCGACAACAATGGAAACATCACCTTAGCCCTAGGTAAAGAAGGTGATGTTCCTGAAGGTGCTTATGAAGTAACTGGCATAGTAAAAGGCGTTAATGAGGCATCTAAAGTGATTATAGATAAGAGTATTAGAAAGTCTCAGCTAAAGATAAAAGCAATTGAAGTCTAGTGTCCTCATTCACGCTAAACATCAACACCACTGATGTCATAAGGCAAGTTGATAAAACCTTAAAGAACTATGATCGTATCGTAACTCGAGCGGTATCGATGGGCATCAATAGAACTATCAGGCATGTACAGACTAAAGTGGTGAGAGCCATAGCGGACGAAACTGGTTATAAGCAAAAGCTTGTAAGAGATAGTTTGTGGTTAATGCCCTCAAATGTGAACACGTTAACCGCTCATATAGAAGCCAGGCGTCGAGGCGAGGCTATCAACCTGATAGAGTTTGTACGTAAGAACAGACAGACCCCCGCATTCTTTAGGCGTAGATATAAGAGCAACAGTAAGCGCAGAGGCTACAGTCGCGGTCAGTTCAAGTATCGAGGCGTTGAAGCTAACGCATGGAATGAGACTAAGACATACCGAGGCACCTTTGTTGGCCGTGATAAGAAGGGCAACCTGAAGGTATTCAAGCGAACAGGTAATAGCAAAAGCAAAGTCACGTTAGTATCAGCACCATCAATACCATCAACCTTTGTTCAGTCTCAGACCATGAGATACCTAGAGCGCGTAGCTAAGGGCAGGTTTGGTATAGAGTTTGAGCGAGCAGCAGCACATCTAATTAGAACAGCAAGAAAATAATATTTTCAAAACTAAATATGTAATCGAGCTACAGCCCAGATTTCTTGGGTCCCTTTGGGGTCTTTTTCCTCCATAAGGGGGCGCAGCGGCTCGACGCTTCAGAATTTACGACATTTTTTTTCATTTGGGGTTTCCGCTTCCGGTTACCTTTTTTCAGATTGGATTTTTGTTTATGGCAACACAACGAGAAGTTGCGGAACACTTGTTTCTAGACATCTCCGGAAGACAAGTGCGCAATTGGCATAAGCAACCAGGCTTTCCAGTTCCAACCGGAAGTGGGGGGTATGATCTAGAAGTAGTGCGGAAATGGTACATCAGCTTTTTAAAGTCTAAGCATTTATCTAAAGGGGATTTACGACCTGAAGAAAAGCTTTCTGAGATGGACAGGGTAAAACTGCAGCTGGGTGAAGAAAATGTTCGTGCCAAAAAAATTAAAAATGATTATCAAGAAGGTTTAACCATTCCTGTCGAAAGTGCTCGTTTCTTATTAGCCGGTGTTATGTCCCGAGTTAATGCAAATTTCAAATCGCTTACGCCAATTATAAAACGTAACAATCCTGATATTAGTTATCGAGTGATTGAAAATATTGATGCAGAAGTAATCAAAGTACAAAACGAGACATCAAAAATTGGTGACAAACTGGATGAAATAATTGATGAGCTTGTCACTACACCAGATTAAAACGATAAAGAAAGCATTTAAAAGTGCATTGAATATCTTGTTCAGGCCTGAGCCAATGACGGCTGTTGAACATGCAGATAAAAACTTTTATATGTCGCCTGAGTCTTCTTATATTGAAGGTGATTGGACAACAGTGGGTTACCAAGTAGCGATTTTAAATGCTATTGGTAATGACGAAGTACAAGAAGTTGACTTCCCAAAAGCGGCTCGGACAGGTTGGACAAAATTACTTTGTGCAGCGATTAATTATTTTGTTGATCATAAGCAACGAAATATTGGTGTTTGGCAACCTAACGACACCATGCGAGATAGATTTTCGAAACAGCATGTCGACACTATGATTCGAGATGTTAAACCGTTAAGAAAATTATTTCCTTGGTGGGGTAAAAAGCATAAGCACAACACCAAAGCAAACAAGAGTTTTTTAAACTTTTGTCAATTACATATATTAGGTGCCGAATCCCCTAACAACTTTCGTGAGTTGTCGCTTGATGTCGCAATGACAGATGAAAGCGGTTCGTACAAAATGGACGTTGGTGATGAAGGCGATGCACTTGGTCTTATTGAGAAACGTTTAGAAGGGTCTGCCTTCAGTAAATTCGTGAACGGTTCTTCTCCAACGATTAAAGGCAAGTGCTTAATAACCAAACGCGCTGAACATTGCGAGCAACATTTTTATCGCTACATACCATGTCCTCGATGTGGAGACTTTCAAATATTAGAGTTTGGTGGCAAAAGTTCTAAGCATGGGCTCAAGTGGGATAAAACTTTAACAGGAGCCGCTAGAAATAAATCAGCTCACTATGTCTGTAAGCATTGCGATGACAAGTTTCAATATGTTGAGTATTTAGAAGCTGACAAATTGGGTTATTACCAAAGCCCTCAAGGGTTACTAACTTTTGATGGCATAGAATATTTTGACGCTGTGACAAGAGAGCTCGTTCAGACACCTGAAACCATTGCTTTTATGGGGATATGGACTGCGTATTCACATTTTGCGCCTTGGTGGAAAATTGTTAGAGATTGGTACCAGGACAAAGGAACAGCTGCAGGCTTAAAAAAATTCACAAATACTACTCTTGGCCAAGCATGGGAAGAAGAAACAGGCGAAAAAACTACCGCTGAAAGCCTAATGCTTCGTCGAGAAATGTATAAAGCGCAGGTACCTAAAAATGCTTATTACTTAACCTGCGGTCTTGATATGCAAGATACGTGGGTGCCTGGCGTTGTTTACGGTTGGGGCATCGATGGCGAACGATTTAAAATTGATAAGTTTGAAGTCAGGGGTAACCCGAAAGACCCAAGCTTCTGGGATGAGCTATTTATTGCATGCAACCGTGAATACACTCACGAAAGTGGTGCGAAGTTAAAAATATCACGTTTCAATTTTGATACTGGTGGTCACTTTACTGATCTTGTACATGCGTTCTCGAGAAGATTTGGCATTACAAAAATGCTGCCATGTAAAGGTGCAAGCACATACGGCAAACCTATCGCCACAATGCCAAAAAAACCAGACCATTCACGTAAAACATACTTGGTTACGGTTGGGACAGATACGGCTAAAGAAAGTATTTTTACCAGTTTAAAAATACATCCTGATGCTTCAGGTGACGCGATAGCAGGTTGTTTTCATTTACCGCTCAACGATCAGATATGTAATCAGGAAATGCTCAATGAGCTTTGCTCTGAAAGTAAACGTACTGAATATGTAAAAGGAAAGCGTGTTTATCGTTGGTTGCCCTTGTATGACGGGATCAGAAATGAAGAGCTCGATTGTAGTGTTTATGCCGAGTCTGCATTTTACTGCAGTCTTCAATATTTTGGTTTGAATATGCAGCAGCTCGCAGCGTCTTTCAAAAATATCGAATCACCAACAAAAACAGTGAAAAGAAAGAAAAAAAGTAAACGAGGTACCGTTACCGGAGGAATTAATTAGTGGCAACTCACAGTGAATATGTAGCAGATCTTGCAGATGTACGTCTAGCACAAAAGAAAATGGTTAACGGTGAACGTGTCGGTGAAGTGACTTACCAGGGGCGAAAAGTAACTTTTGTAGACGTTAGTCTTCCTCAACTTGCTGAAGAAGAAAAACGTTTGAGTATTTTAGTAGCAAGACCGACTCGTAAGCGTTATTCAATGATATCTACAGGTAAGGGCTTTTAATGAAAGGGCAACTTAGAAAACCTAGGATAAAAGTTCATGCGGGTTTATCACATGCTAAATTCTTAAATTCCTATGAAGGTGCTAGTCGTAGTTACCGAATGGGTCAAAAGGGCATGTCAAATGGCGGCCCTAACCAAGACATAAAACAGTCACTAGGCACATTACGAAAACGTTCACGTCATGCTATCCAAAACCATCCTTTAGCCGTTAGCGCGATTGAAAACTATACCAGTCAACTCATCGGTAATGGTATTACGGCTAAATGGCCAGATAAAGATGTTCAATCCTTATGGGATAAATGGATAAAAGAATGTGATGCTGATGGTATTGATAATTTCTACGGCTTACAAGTTTTAGCTGCCCGCAGTCAATTTGAATCGGGTGAAGTGCTCGTTCGTCGAAGAGCTCGTTTACCGCAAGATGGTTTAGCGGTCCCTCTACAAATTCAGTTATTAGAAAGCGACCATCTTGACGAAAACCACAACGACCAATTTGGTAGAAACAACATTACCATGGGGATCGAATTTAACGGTATAGGGCAACGTAGCCATTACCATTTATGGCGAAACCATCCTTCAGAAAGTGGCACGTTAACGGGTAATGTTAGAACTCGAGTTCCGGCTAATGATGTTATTCATTTGTTTCGTCGTTTGCGCCCTGGTCAACAACGTGGGGTCCCAGAATTAACAGCAGTACTTGCTCGTCTTTATGACATAGATGAAATGCAAGACAGCACATTAATGAAGCAAAAGTCAGCGGCATTATTTGGTTGGATTGTTACTAAGAAATCTCCTGAAATACAAGTTGGCCAAGAGGGTAATGATGTAAGTACGTTGCTCGGAGAAGATAATGGCGAAGAAACCGAGGAAGGAACACCTATTACAGAAATCCGCTCTGGCGGTATTCATTACATGGAAGAAGATGAAGCTGTTACGTTTTCGTCTCCAGATGGCATAGGTCAAAATTACATTCCATGGCTTAAATCTGAACTACGAACTATCGCAAAAGGATTACCTGGTTGTACTTACGAACAACTAACAGGTGATTTAGAGGGCGTTAATTATTCAAGTATTCGAGCTGGTTTAGTTGAAATTCGTCGTCGTGTTGAGCAGCTGCAATACATGATGATGATTCACCGTTTTTGCCACCCCGTTGCACAATGGTTTTTAGATCATGCGGTCATTGGCGGCAAGGTTTCAATACCTAACTATTGGGCCAATCGTGATGAGCATTTACCTAAATGGTTTACCCCTAAATGGGATTGGGTTGACCCACTTAAAGACGTGATGGCTGACTTAATAGAAGTTCGTGCCGGTTACGCAACTAGATCTGACAAAGTTGCTGAACGTAATGGCGATATTGATAAGAACGATGCTCAGCTATTGATAGAGCAAGCCAGTGAATTAGTACTTGATTCAAACCCATCAAAAACAACGAAAGCAGGGCAGCTACAGGTAGCTGAACTTGCACAAACCTTAATTACACAAGACGAGTAACGGAGCAACCATGCCTAGAGTAAATATATTTAACCAACAAAAGCCTGAAAATGCGAAAGCTCCATTTCAAGTTATGAATCTTGGTGAAGAAAACAAAGCAGCCCGAATAAACATATATGACATTATTGGTGAAACGTATTGGGAATATGGGATCACAGGAAAAGATTTCGTCAACCAATTATCGACAGTTGGTGAGGTTAGAGATCTTCATGTTCATCTAAGTTCTGATGGCGGAAATGTTAAAGATGGGACATTAATTTATAATGCAATAAAGGGTCATAAAGGTCATGTAACCACAATTATTGAAGGGTACGTTGCAAGTATGGCCTCTGGAATTGCTATGGCCGGTGATACTGTTAAAGCATACCGTAACACTTTGATTATGGTCCATAAGCCAGAAAGTGGAAAACAAGGTAATGCAACTGACTTTAGAAAGGAGGCAGATATTCTCGACAAGGTGGAAATATTATTGTCGCAAGCATATGTTAATAAATCAGAGAAAGTCAAAGATACCATTGCTAACATGATGGAGGAAGTAACTTTTCTTACTGCTGAAGAGGCCTTGGATATGGGGCTGGTTGATGAAATTATTGATGGTGAAGATTCAATTATCACCAATTGTTTACCTAAGGAACAACTAGCCTCTTATGGTGTAGTGCCTGAGTCTATTTTGAATCTATTCAATGTTGATAAACAAGAGCCAGAACAAGAGCCAGAACCTGAGCCAGAACCTGAGCCAGAACCTGAGCCAGAACCTGAGCCAGAACCTGAGCCAGAACCTGAGCCTGAGCCAGAACCAGAACCTGAGCCAGAACCAGATGCCACCGAAGTAGAG